AATCATAAAGAGGGCTGAAAAGAAAAAGTGGAGAGAGATAGAGAAGGATGCTACTAAGTATAACCTTCTTCGTGAATCTCTTAGTGCTGAGTTCTTTGAGTCTTTGTCTAACCATAAACCTGCGCCTGTTAAAAGAGTACCATTGAATCAAGGTACAGAGTACGCTGTGGTTCTTTCACCTACCGATTTACACTTTGGTAAATATGGTTGGGTTGATGAAGTAGGGCAAAGTTATGACTTAGAAGAGGCAAAACATAGAGTTCTTACAAAAACAGAAGAGTTATTAGCAAGATTACCTAGTCAACCGGAAAAGTTCTTTGTAGGTATTGGTTCTGATTGGTTTCACGTTGATAACGATGTGGGTACAACGACAGCAGGTACAGGTCAAGATATGGCGGCTACACCTGCACAGATTCTTATGCAGGGTTGCGACCTTGCACGACAGCACATTGATTTACTAAGAACAGTAAGTGATGTTGAATTAGTGTTTATGGGTGGTAATCACGATAGACATACAAGTATCATGCTTATGCTTTACTTAGAAGCCTATTACAATTCCTGTGAAGATGTTACAGTTTCAGTAAGTCCTAATATCAGACAGTATATTACTTATGGTAATAATCTAATTGGATTTACACACGGTGATGGCAAAGTTATGAATAAACTACATTCTCTTATGGCTCACGAAGCAAGAAGGGATTGGGGTAAAACAGTAAACCATCTTTGGTTTCACGGACATTTACATCATCAACAAATGAAAGAAGTGGGTGGATGTATAGTAGTTCAATTACCTAGTCTAGCAGGAGAAGATAGATACCACAGCCGAAACGGATATGTTATGGCTAGAGCCGGATTGTCTGCTTATATGATTGACAAAAATCTCGGTTTGACAGGAAGTTTGTTTGCGCCGGTGATACATGATGAGTAGGTGGACTAGCGCAAAATGTTGGGCGTGTGGTTGGGAAGCCCCACGTATGGAAATACAAAAGGCTAAGGCAGGTATTTGTCCTCATTGTCATAAGAAAGAATTACATCCGATGTGATATTATGGGTTTTACACAAGATTTGGCTATGGAACGTAGTAGGCGTTCGGTAAAGTATTTTTACGAGTGGCTTGGTTATACTTGGGGAGACCACATAGGAGAATGGATGGATATGTATGGTGATAGAAAGGGTGCAGAAGTGCATCGTGTTTGTGTAATTGCACCAAGAGACCATAGTAAGTCAACTACTCTTAGGGTAAAACTATTACATCAATGTTTGTTTGAAAAGAAGGCAAATGGTAAGCCTTTTACTTGTTGGTTGATTTCTGCGAGTAAAGATACTGCTATTAGAAGGCTACAAGAAATTAGAGACGATTTGAAGTTACATCCTCAATTGTCTAGGTACTTAGACCCAAAGAAAGGTAATAAAACGGAAATACATTTTACTAATGGGGCGTGGATAATGGCTACGTCTGTTGGTTCAGCGATTCGTGGTGAACATCCTGCTTGTGTAGCATTTGATGATGTATTGGTTGACTCCGATGAAATGAATCCTACCACTTTACAACAATGGTTTAGAAAGGCTATCACACCTATGCTTTCTCCGGGTTCTTCTTTTTATGTAGTAGGTACACCTATGTCTATGACTGACCTTTATCATACAGAAATGTTGGCTAACAATGCTTGGAAAAGCGATACATGGAATGCTATTGTTAACTACGATGAATATAAAAGTAGTAATGGTGAAGTAGAGCCGGAAGCACTTTGGCCGGAATATCGTAGTATTAAGTTTCTACTAGAACAAAAAGATGCTGTTGGTGAATTAGAGTTTGCACAGGAGTACCTATGTAGGGTAGTCGATGATGACTCTTCTGTATTTCCTCAAAACTTAGTGCGTAAGAATCTTGATTTAGATACTATAATACAAACAGAAAAATTAGATAATAACCGATATGTTATAGGATTTGACCCTGCACATGGTCTTGGTAAGGATTACAGCGTAATGATAGTTCTTAGGCAAGATGAACAAGGTTTTATACACTTTGTAAATATGTGGAGACGTAATGACTTCCCACCGGACAAACAAGCAAATATGTTAATTGAGTGGTCTAAGCGTTTTGGTAATTGCCCGATAGCAGTCGAAGATGTGGGCTTCCAACAAATGTATGAAAGTCTGCTTGCACAAAAAGGTGCGGTAGTAGATTACAGACCTAGTAAGGTAGGCAACAGGACTTTGAAGCAAGGTATCTTAAACAGACTAAGAGTTTGGTTTGAGAGAGAAATGGTAGTCTTACCTTATGGTAATGATGAGACTAGAAGAATGCTTGAGATTATTCTTGACGAATTAAAGACCCATGCGTGGCGTGATGGGATGATTGTTGATTTAGGCAGACATAACGATACAGTTATGGCCTTTGCACACGCCATAGACCAATTCACATACAAAACCCCCGATATGCCCGTGATTATGAAAACTATGACGGGTGGAGAGTGGATGGGGGGCAGTACCACAGGTCTGAATAGAGAACGTAGTGGTATTGGCGGAAAAGTGATAAATAGGAGAGGATTGTAATGCCCGGCCCAATGAAGAGAAAAAAATTGTATAGACACATATTAAAAAACTTGTATGACGATGGCTACTTTAACGAGTGGCGGCAGACTGATGAGGTTTGTCGAAAGGTAAATGAAGGTGTTCCCGATAGATGGACACAGATGTACGGCAGTTCCGTATTTAGATATATGCGGGAGTTAGAGGTAAAGGAACGACATCTTTGGCGCAGAACCCAAATGATACGTGAGTGGAAAAAATTATAAAAAAATATTTTTCAAAAAAATTATAATATATTCCGTGAGGTGCTAGGCGGGGGGTGGCTACCAAAAAATCTAGTTTTTGGCAACTACTTCAAAATTACGAGTCCAAAATAAACACATATCCGACCGATAAACTTCAAAAGTTTTTCCGGTTTTTTTATTGCGTAGCGTTATTATAGTATAGTCATCGGGCGTGTTGCTCATATACTGTGGTCTATCTTTTCCCTTATGAACTTAACGGTGTAGCATTCTCTTATTGACTAATTCGGAAGGTTTATATACCCCCAGCCCATCGGAGACACGTACTACTACACCATGCGAGGCGGTGCAATAACTACACTAGGTAATAAAATAAAACTACGATAAAATAAAATAAAGATAAAATGACGGTGCAGTTTTTACACCACACCGCCAAATTAATTTTACCAATCTTCTTTAGGTTGGTCTCTTACTTTTATTGTCCAATGTGTACTATAATAATTCCACTTTTCGGACTTGAATACTAAGTTAGGAAACTTAGTCCTCAAATGTTTCAAGTATGTCCTAGCATCCTTGAAATGAAGGCTCTCAGTGCCTTCAATACTGCTTCCTATCGTTATGCCTGTTTTTTCACTAAAGGAGTGCCAATGACTCCATGTATGGTTATTGTCTCCGTACATATGCTTCCGTGCGGATGGGGGTATATAAGGTTGCCTATGTAGCATTCTGACCCCATACCCACAGGGTCGAGACCTAATCATCCTCAACGTAAGACAGACAGTATATAGTCTTTCCGTTATACTATTCTCTTAATACTATTCTAATGTCTACATCGGCAACCTTATATAGTACCCCCCCGTGGGATAAACATGGAAGCAGAAGTAAGCATTACCTACACGACAACGATAACCGAAGATAGTATGACAGAAGAAGAGTTTAGAGACTATATAGAAGCGAAACTATTTAGAAGCCTAGATATTGGGATTGGATATGCGGATGAAGAATCATGCGAGATAAATATTGAAGAACAATGGTGGGAAGATAAGGACTTATACGGGGAAGATGAAGAAGAGTAATCTTTATATACCTAACCCCCCTAGCATAGACTGTAAGAGACACACCCGAACAAGTAGGCGGGAGACACACCCGAAAACGGCCGAACAGTAAGGCGTATCAATTACACCTGCCACATCTTAGATGTGGAGAGGTAAGGCCGTTGAATGGCGGTGTTTAGGTAACGCCTATTCGGGATTCATCATCCCCCCTCTTAAGCCTTCGCCCCTACTGATGAGGGGGCGAGGGTTGCAGACTTTTTCTAATATAACAATGTTTATATACCCCCATCCCGTCAGAGGCACGGGGTGGACACATATTTTTTTACGGGGGGTATATTGGCCTTGCCTAATCATACTCAACGTAGTGCAGAGGGTATATAGTCTTTCGCCTCTTGAGGTCTCACTTTACTATAATCGGCAGGTTTATATACCCTTACCCCTTCGGATAGAATGAGCAACATGAGCCGAATGAATGAGATACTAAGAGAATTGATAAACAAAGGGTTTATAACCAAAGACGAACACGACAGTATATCCCTAGAGTGGGAGTTTTAAGGAGTGAGGAAAATGGAAAGAAATGAAATAATAATAGGATTGATTGACGAGAGATTGCAGGAATTAGTTGAGGGTATGCCTCATCTAACAGAGGAAGAATGTGAAGAGTACGCTCTTCTATATCTTGAACGTGAGGAACAGATTAGGAAATAAGACGAAAACGAATTGAGGGGGGTGATTTTCGCCCCTCTCTTTTTTTTGTGATTGTATGATAATAATGTTTATATACCTACATCTCATCTCAGGCACGGGGTTGGGTACGAGAAACGCCAACACGGGCGAGAATCTCTTATCGGCATCTTTATATACCCTAACCCCCTCGGATGTTCATGGCGAAGATACAACCATGCGATGAATGCGGCGGATATGATTTTATTGAGAGAAAGGGCTACTTACCTATATGTGAGTTTTGTTCTTCGTGGGGCTTTATACCCCCTGTCTTAGTAGTTGAATAAGATGGAAGGGGGGATTTCTCCCCCCAACCTTCTCAGCCTCAGAAGAGGGGTTCTATCCAAGCCTCGCCCATTTTGGGGCGAGAGCATTTTTTACAGAACATATATTGATGACATCGGTCATATACTTGCTCTGATGTTTGGGCGTTCTCTATTTCTTTTTTAGGTGCGTTATGGTTTGCGTGGTGTGTGCAATCTTCGCACATCCCATCAACTCTCCATGCCGCTTCCATTATTGGCGGGTGTATCTTCGTCATGTTTTCGTGTCTCCTTTTTTTCGTTTCGCTTTGCGTTTCAAGTCCTTACCATATATTATTTTATATGCGACTTAGTTTTATCGAACCATTTTTTGCTTATAGTCCTTTCGTCTCTCTGTGTACTTTCTTTATATACTCTTAATAATTTTGAGTCTATCCGTACCATTTTTCTTATTCTCCTTGTCGTATTTTGTCTATACCTTACAGGGCTTCCGAATGCGTTTCTCCTTATATACCTTTCGTTTTTAACCCCTTATATACTTTACGGTTTTAACTGCTTATATAGTTTTCGGTTTTAACCCCTTATATACCTTTCGGTGCTTTTAACCCCTTATAACCTTTTCGATAAGTTTATATACCCTTTTAATTGAGACGGTTTTATAATAAGGTTTATATACCTACATCTCATCTGGTATGGTGTAAGTGGGGCGACCGGATAGGTTTATATACCCTAACCCCCTCTGGTATGGACTAAATGAGCAGAGCCGACCGAATCGCTACCTTTATAACCCCTACCCCCCTAGCATAGACGAGGAAGTAGTATGGTATTAGAAACCCGACTAGAAATTGAAGCCCAACAACGAACGCTAACATTGGATAACAGCAGCGTAAGACTTGCTAAGTCCTTTTGTGAAACTGCTTTAGAGCATTTCGCTAACGGTGAAATAGGCCGTGCTTTGACTTGCGTCAGCCTAGCGAGTGAGTTTAGACAAGATGCTCTTGATGCACTAACGCATGAAGAAGTAATGAGACACTTTAACGAATAAGACGACAGCACCCGACAACGTAAGCAGTCGGCCTCTAAACGGGGTCGGCTGTGTTTTTTAGAACTCTATATAATAATGTTTATAAGGGTTAAGCCCATCTCAGATGCAAGACGATGACAAGGCGACAACGGGATAATATCGGAGTCCACCCCGTTCCTAAGATGAGATGCGGGTATATAATCTTTATGATATATTATTCTCTTATCATGTGAAAGGTTATCATCGACAGGTTTAATAGGGGAGAGCGAGTCGGAGTATCATGGCCGCAATAGCAGACATATATGAGACGACATACCACGTTGATTGGAGTATTAAGGGAGAACTGACCGTTTGGCGGGCTAACTTCCTTGATTATGAGTCATACAATGACTTTGTATCACAAGACGGTATTCAAGTCTTAGAAGTAACCACAACACAACGATGAAAGCCAAAGACCTCGCAGCCCTTCGGGGCTGTGGGGCAAATTATTTTTTCGCTAATAATACGGACTCACGGAAGAGAAGAAAGGCCGGAAAGGTTTATAAGGGAATACGTGGTCTCCTATGGATGAAATGAGCCAACGGGATAGAATCGACAGGTTAATAAGCAAATACTCACAGGGTCATATATGAGCCGTAGCAGCCAAACAACGCCCCGCACTAGAAACGAGATATACGACTTCGTATATGATACATATTGTGAATGGAGAGACAATGACTTTCATACATTCACCCTAATTATTGAAAAGGAATTAGGTGTTACATCTGATGAAGTTTATGACTTTTATACTAAATATGCCGAGAATGATTTTGATGAGTTTATTTTACAAATTGTTGCACTAGCAATCATTACCCATAATATCGAAAGAATGATTGGTATGTCGCTCGATGAATTACATCCGAATCTTTGAGATAGTTGGGGAGAAATCCCCTTCTATCTTTTCACGCTATAACTACGGACTCACGGAAGAGAACGCACTTTGAAAGGGTTTATATACTAATACCCCGTATGACATGGACTAAATGAACCAACGGGAAGAGAGACCCCTTAATAATAATCTTTATAAGGGTTAAGCCCATCGGGTATGGGCGAAGTGAAATCGGGGCGAGTGAGAATACTATAACCGAAAGATTATATACCCCCAGCCCTTCGGGTATGGACTAAATGAGTAATCGGGGCGGAATAGAAGGGTTCTTAAGCAAATACGTTTTCGCTAAGATTGCCCGCAGAGGCATAAAGGAGACGATAAAATGAAACAGACAGTAAATGAATATGACTTCGTAAGAAGTTTTGATGAAATGAACAGAGAAAGCAATTTCTCAAGGGCGGGCAGGTTTGCCCTCTTTGAGTATTTAGAGGAAGTGTACGGAGACGATTACGAACTTGATGTAATCGGTATCTGTTGCTCATTCAATGAGTATGAGAGCCTTGAGGAATACAACGAGGCATACGGTACAGAATACGAGGAAATATATGAGATTGAAGCATTAGTATGTTCTGATTATGGCTACGACAACGGAAACACAGACACCGAAGTTTATAACGCATTCATAACTTACGAACATTAAGCCGATAGAGCCAATTTAAGCCCAACAACGAAAGCCTAAGACCTCGACCCCCCTCTTGAGGGGTCGGGGCAAATCTTGCGTATAGAGACGGACTCACGGAAGAGAAGAGACTCGGAGAACCCTTATATACTGAAACGCTCTCTCGCATGGACTAAATGAGTATCGGGGAAGAGAGAATAGTATAAGGGAAAGACTATAAGCCTCAAGCCCATCTTAGAGACGGGGATGGCTACGAGGCGAGTCGCCTTTTTTTCATCATCATCCATTTGAACGGTGTAGATGTACCCTTATAAACTTTTGCTTGTGAAGGTCTCTTATTTTTTTAGAGAATGCTTAATAATAATGTTTATAAGCCTTAAGCCCATCTCGACACGGGCAAAATGACACGGGGATGACGCTTGTGAGGCAGGGTTCACAATGTTTATAAGCCCCCCGCCCATCTGATACAGGCAAAGTGAGCCGCTTCCATTTTTACACTAACTTTACTTTTTGCACTAAGTGTAGTAAAACTCACCTAATGTAATTAAAAACACTTAATGTATGTAAAAACACCTAGTAAAATAAAAAAACCTAGTGTAATTAATGCACTAAGTGTTTTACTCAAAAATAAAAACTAAAAAGGAGATTCTAAAAACATAACCTTTAAGTAGTAAAACTTTCTCTCGACACGGTTTATTGTACACCTGCGACATTTCCATAGATGACATATAAACATAAATCGAGCATAACCCCCGTAAATGATGCAAAAGACCCCCGCACATTAAATAGTATCACAGCGTCAGCGAGATTAATGCTTGACATCGAGACACGAATACAACAGAAGTTTAACGACATGAAAACCGCTAGAGAGAATATGAAACTAGGAATCAAATATTCCTCAAGGTCTCTCGGTGGACATACTACACAGTATCGAAAATTGTGCCTAGAGGCAGGTATAGAGCCATCCATTTTAGGCAACCCTAGTAAGACATCATTCAAGGTTAAATCAAGCCTAGAAACACCCACTATTATCATAGGAAAACCATGCCGTTACAAGGCTTGTAAGGGTCGAAATCACAAGGCACATAATGAGAAGTGTCCGGTTGCTTCTAGTCGTGGTAAAACAGGCGGTAAAAATGGTCTAGGAGATAGCAAAAAACGCCTCGGAGAAACTAACGGTAATTTTAGAGATGTTCGACCTTGTGGATGTCCTATGAGACAGCATAAAACCACCTGTATTCATTCAAAAAACTATCATAATAATCTACTCAAGAATAATACTTTTGACACAAAACTAATTCATCAAAAAAATCTACAAGCCAAAAAAATACTCAATTATTCATGGAAACATGAGGCTATTTCAATACAAAAAATACCCCTCGGTTTCCTTAAATCCTTAGATGCGGTTTGTTCATGCTGTTCATGGGTAGGTAAAGCAAATCAAGCATCAAAAGTACATCAAACAGATGTTAACACACAAAATCCTGTAAGAGTAATATGCAACGCTTGCGAGGCATAATCAACAGGTTTAAGAATGATAGGCGAGGTGAGACAAATATGAGTAAAATGGAAGAAGCACTAAAAATGATTGACGAACAATTGGAAGCACTAGACGAGGCTAAACAAGAAATAGATATTCTTAGTAGAAAAGAAGGCCATTATAACAGATTGAATGATGTGTTTATGACTAGGGCGAGAATGGATGGATTACTTACAGCACATTACATCATAAGAATGCTGACAGAAAAAGACGAAGAACATTTACAAGATTTAGAAACAATATTCAAAGTTTGTTATGATAATATAAATAGAGATGTAATTCGTAGATAGGAGAGGAATAAAATGCAAGAAAATGATAAAAAGTTTTGGTTCAATTTCATAGAAATGGGCTACAAAGTAAGAAAAAATCCGACAGGAAAAATACAATTTGAAATCAATAATGTGTCTTTTGAGTTAGCACATTCACCACCTGTATTGCTAGAAAATAGAGCAGGACTTGACCCCGAAAAACCAATACTATCAAGCGAATGGTTCAGACTATACAGAGTAAAAGAAGAAACGGAATATGGTATGCTCACCACTAGCAAAAAAATGATTGGTAGTGATTTTTATTGTCTAGGTAGAAAAGATATTCACGATATGGCCGATGATGGGATAAAACATTTGACGCTTGCGAGGCAAGAACATTAACTTTAAGAGTAAAGAACGAGGAGAGACAGATATGAGTAAGCGAGGAGAGCGAGGACAAACACAGCGAATTGTAAATATACTTTTGGATGATTCTAAAAGATACGGGAGAGATAGATATGAAAATTGAATGGTATGATACAAGATATTTGAAATGCCCTTGTTGTAGGGAAATATCACCTGCTTTCTTTTATCTTAAGGATATTAAATCGTGGGTAAAAATACATTATGAAAAGTGTGGGGCAACGAGTTTTTCAGAAGATGGATATGTTGAGGTGATTGAATGAAAATTAATCCTCACGCCTATGATAGAATGGCTCTAAGATTGACTCAATCTGAGAAGGATTTAGTCGAGGCTAGGGTAAGACACGCCTATGATAAAATGAATGGAAGCACGGCCTCTCTAGGGGTAGTAACAATGGATATTGGAGAGCAACGTAAGACCGATAATTCAGGCTACGAATCAAACGGCAATTTAGTAATAGGAGTAGTTAGAAACGGAATATTAAAAACCGTATTCTTGAGAAGAGATACACAAGAGGTTTCAAAGAAAACAATTTACACCGACAAATTATCATGGTCTATAAAAAAGAGAGCGACAGGAAAAAAGGCAAGAAGAAGATAAATGACGCTTGAGAAGCAGGATAACAACAGTTATAAAGAAAAAACTAGGAGAGACAGATATATGAATAGAGATGAGAGAAGAGTACCGAAATACTACGCCTACAAATACTATGCGGGCGACCCTTGCTATGTCATAGATGATAGTAGATGGGGTGAGTTTTGTGATTTGTTATGGTTTTGTCAAGCAGAGAATAAAAAAGATTACGGGCATGAATATCCTGTATATCTTAAATGGGTTGTTGATGATATTCCTTATACCATAGAAGTATGGGATAGTCCGGGCGGAGATGGTACATGGAACTTTAGTAATACCGTAAAAGAAATGCGTGGTTGGATTGCAGGTACGGAAATGGGTGTAGATGCAGGTTTATTGGCTATCGTACCTTATGGTGCTATTTCTAATAACAGCACTTGTTCAGATAAAGATAACATAAAAGAAATATCAAATCTAGGTATTGTTTTTACCGAAGAACCAATCTTAGAAACAGGTATGCACGTAGTAGGTGAAGTAAGACTAAATGACACAGATGAAAATAATGTATATTATTGCTATAATTGCGGTGAACATACCTATGAGGATGATGTGATAGATTGTGAAAACTATAATTGTATGGGATGCCATATATGTTATGAATGTGAATGTGAGGATGAGGAAGAATGATGACGCTTGCGACACACAATAGCAAAGTTCTTAAGCAGATGCTTCGAGGACAATTTACAAGTCAAACAATGACGACAACAAAGGAGATGAAAAAATGACAATGAGAAACATGATGGCGGCAATAAGCCGCTTTGGAAAGCCCGCACAAGGAACGACTGCCGAAGAGGTCTTGCAGAACGCAGGACTAAACTTCGATGTGGCTATTGAGCCACTATATACATCTAAAGGTAAGCCGATTAGGTCTAAGTTTAATCGTGTCTTTAGAACTGACAATGACACAACATTAGGTGTTGTCGGTAAAACGTATGTACCAATGCAAAATGATAGACTATTAGGTATTGCTAACGAATTGGTACAACGTGGTAAAATCAATTGGGATAGAATAGGCATGGTAGGCGAAGGTGAAAAATTATTCGCCTCTTTCCAATTAGACGAAGGCTTTACTATTCGTGGTTGGGATGATGTTGATAGTTATATTTACCTTACAAATACACATGACGGTAGCGGTGGTATTAGAGTAATTCCTAGCAACGTAACCATAGGATGTTCTAACCAATACAGTCATCTAATGGCGGGTATTAAAAGAACAGGTATTGACCCTAAGAAATTAGTAATACGCCATTCAGCAAAGCAAGAAGATAGAGTGGCGGAATTAGTCGAAGCACTAAAAATAGTGGATATGCTCAACCAACAATTCGTTTCAGACGCAGAACAATTGGTACAAATAGAAATGTCTCAAAACGAAAGAATAGAGTTTTACCTAGATACTTTTGGGATAAAACAACATGAAGATTTGATGAAGGGCGGCAAAGATTATGATGCTAACAACCCTTACGGATTGACGACTAGAGGACAGAATACAGTAACAAAATTACTAGAGATAGAGGCACACCCTACCAACAACCACAACGGCAACGGTGGAACAGCCCTAGCCGCCTTTAATACAGCGACTTACATGATAGACCATGAGTGGACTTATGACCGCAAGGGAGAGAAGTCTAACGACAAGAGAGTAGAGAGTGCTATCATGGGTACGGGTGCAAGAATGAAATCCAAAGCATGGGAAAACTTAGTAGGAGAGTACCTATAAAACTTAAGGGATTGTTGGGGGGATATAACTAAGTCTTTTGGGCTGTGTTTGTCATTCGTTTCTATCCTCATCCCCCCAACGCCCACCGACTTACGCTTGCGACACAATAACAAAAAGATTAAAAGGAAAAGACAGGTGGAGAAAAACATGAACATATTTGTATTAAACGAAAACCCCGAATTAGCAGCAAGAGATTACTGTAATAAGCACCTACCTAAGATGTGTGTAGAAATGTTACAGATGTTAGGTAGTGCCGTGATTAGACACGGTGCAACGCCCGACATGATGCCACTTACTAAAAAAGGTACGCCTCTACGTGGTGGCTACCACAACCACCCTTGTACTATTTTTTCAGGGGAAACTAAAGACAATTACAATTGGGTTGTACGTCATGCCTTAGAGTTATGTAAAGAATACACAGACAAGTATAACAAAATACATTTTTGTGAGGCAGGTATTCGTCATCTTAGTAATATGGCAAATCTAATTCCCGAAGGCGACCTTACACATTTTGCTCTTGCTATGCCCGATGAATACAGACCCGAACCCGTTGATGGAGAGATTGTATATCATACTTATGCGGCACAAGCAGTAGACGCTTACAGACGTTATTATCATAGCAAGGAGTTTGCTCGATGGGATGACCGTAATGTACCTACATGGTGGCAAAGTTATAGATATGTGGGGTTAGAATAATGATTAGTGATGCCTTCAAACAATTATTAGGTGAGGATGCACCGCTTATAATAGCACAAATTATAGGTGTTTCTTTTTTGGTAATAGTAAGTTTATTTTTGGCGGTGTTTGCTTGACGCTTGCGAGACAAGATAGTAAGGTTCTTAAGCGAACACTCCGAGGACTAGATATGACAGGAGACAACAACCTAGAAGATTGGAAGCCTAGCCAATGGGTCTTACAAAGACTTGACAAGTTAGGAATGACATCACAAGAAGTAAAAATGATAAACAGAAAAAGAAATGACGATAACAAAAGAGCGAGGAATAAAAATGAATAAAGAAGAAGTAAGAAAAAAGAATGACGCACTAAGAAGAAATGCCCCTATACCGGAAGGTGAACACGACATTAGAGGATATAGGTTTGAGAATTACCACAACGGTATTGAGATGATGATTGTTAGTCATTGGGTTGGAGACATGGGTGTAATCCTTTGGACTTCTGATGCCGGAGATATATACTCGACTAGAGATATTAAAGGACATTGGATGATGCTAGACGAAGAACCACAAGGATGGTGAAGAATAATGAATAGTTTAGAATTAAGCCATATAGCGAACCTTGTATGGTATATAAATGGGAAAGAGCCTCTTAATGGTGATGACATTGAAGATATAATGAGAGCCTTAAAAGAATGGAATGGGGATGAGTAAGATGAGTACAATTAAGATAAAAGTAAAAATAGAAATTGAAGAAGAAATAGAGATTGACGCAGATGATTTGATACACCAAAGTATTGATGATTATATGGAAAGTGTAATAGACAGTCCATCGGATTACATAGACCTTATGAATGGGATTGATTGGCAGGTGGTTTAGATGAGTAAGATGATGGAAGTTAGACTACAAGAGATTGCTGATGAATTACAAGCACTAAGAGATGTCGAAGAGGCTTGTGATTATGCCTTGCATTACATAGCAGAAGTAGCACACACTTTACCCAATAACATAGGTATGAGCCACCATGCAGAAATGGAGATGGAAGAAGTGCATTGTGAAGTACAAGAAAGAATACAAGAGTTAGAAGATAAAATAGGGGCGATATAAAATGAAATTAGAAAACATGACAAAAAAACAACTGATTAAAGAAATCGAGAGATTAAACAACGAATGCGAAGCATTATGGAATATTGCAGATTGTTGGTCTATGTGTGAGGATGATTACTCCATGCACGACCAATATGAAGCCCTCGATGAGAGATACGACATTGATGAGAATAATGGCCGTATCATCCTCAAAGAGTTGTATGATTATACAGAAGAAGATGGCTACCAATTAAAAGAAACAGGTGATGATGAATGAGTGAATTAAAAAGAGATTATTGGAGTGATACATTAGTTTGTATTACCGGAAAAGTAAAGATAGATAGACGAGAGATTGCGGCAATAGTTATATCACCCGTAAAAAAACCTGTTTATTATACGGGTAATGAAACCCATGAAGATTATAACCATCTTAACATACATCTAAAGTCCGGTACTATTTTTACCGTGAAAGAATATGATGTAAATACCATAGCAAACCTATACTTGACACAATCACCACATGAAGAGGTGCATATAGTACCTAACAACAAACAGGAGAGTGAAGAGTAATGCCTAACAAGAGACAGAATGCGGCACGATTGTATAGATATAATATGAAATACAAGAGCCGAAACACGAATAGGGAAGAAGAGGAATGAGGTGTATAATATGTCCAAAAGTATCGGGGGAAAACAAATGTCGAGTATGCAATTACCATTTTGGGTACAGGAAATCAGAAGAAGAATAACGGTAATAATAACTTACCCTAGTAGTAGGATTTCATCTAGGATGCAAACGCTTGCGAGACATGATGACAAGACTTATAAGCAGAAGCGAGGTGGTCTATAACATGGAAAACGTAAGCATGAACGCACATAGTATAAAGGAAATAAGATTAGTTAGAGGCACAGATGATTTGAGCCAACTACTTAGGATTATGATAGTAGGTAAAGATGGTAGTACAACAGACATAAGTTTGTTTGGTGAATATACTATTCCCCCTGCGATAGTAATAGACGAAAATTGTGAGAAAATAAGATTTGATAAAATTAATTTTATCGGAGATATAATCGAGGAAGAGGAATAAATATGAGAGCAAAGTCAGTAACACACGTTGAATACGAATTGATAAAATACATTATGGAAAATAATAACGTAAGAGTAGTATATGATAAAATGGTAACAGACGAGGTAACAAAGAAAAGGTTCAATACGGCAGCAAAGAACGTAGCCAAATTGATAACAAACTTAGCGGATAGAAGAAAGCATAAGTTACCCGAAAACCACGTTGATTATGAGGTGAAAGAATGAATGAGTATAGATGGGAAAAACTAGATGCTGATATGAGAAGCGACATGGCCGAGGAATACATACAAGAGAGATGTCCACATGAAGATGTATATATTAATGAAATAACGGTAAAAATACAGTCAAAGCCTGTTGATGGTTGGGATTTAGATAGTTGGAAAATATACTTACAGAAAGTAGGAACAGAAATGTTTGAGTTGTATGCCGAAGTAGTATGTGAAAAGTGTGGTGCAAGTCAAGAGCAACATATAGACCTAGATGCAGTATTAGAGACAGGAACATGGGAGTGGGAAGAATGAGTGGTCGTACATCTTTTTGGTTAGCCCCACCTAGACATTCAAGAGTATTCTTCGATGTAGTTGAAAAGCCTTCACGCTTGCGTAGCGTCATAGAAAGACTTAAAAGTATAGGTCGGGTGCGATAAAATATGAGTAAGAATAGAAGATGGATAAACTTTGCGAGATACAGTAGCCCACCGATGGCTAAAGGAAAAGTATTAAATTGCTTATTTATGTCTCATGCCGAGATACCTTGTTTGCATCTTGAATTAGAAGTAAATGGTATTGTGTATGAAGGTACATTACCCGTAAAAGTAAGTGAGGATGAGGAAGAATGAGTAGTATAGAGGAAAAAGTAATTGCCGAGATTAGACAACGTGCTAAAAAAGGCGAGGCCAAATACGGTACTACAATGGATAGGGATGACCTATCTTTTGTCGAATGGGTACAGCATTTGAAAGAAGAATTGATGGATGCAGTAGTGTACGCACAGAAGATTATTGACGCTTGCGACACGGAATAGAACACTTTATAAGTGCTTAATAGGTGGAAAGAATATGCGAAGAAAGACGGCTAGAGACGAGATTTTGCTTACCCTGAAAAACAATCCCGAAGGGTTGACGGCAAGTGAAATCATGGATAAGATGAACCCTAAAAAAACTAGAAGTGTCAGAAACCCTAGACACGTTAGTAATTTATTGAAGGGTATGAAGGGTGTAAAAAAGACAGACAAGAAGAGGTACATTAAAGACATTGAAACATGGTCTTACAAAGTCAACATATATTATTACGAAGATGAGGGGGCAGAAATATGAGTGAAGAATGGGAAAATGATATTAGATGGTGGATAGACGAAGCATTGACTGAATTAGAAAATGCTATGGATGCACTAAACAAACTGAATAGACAAACAGATGTAATAGACGATGTTGAGTATAATAAAATAAATAGAGCAATATGGGAGATAGAACAAATACTAAAGGAGAGGTTAGATAGATGAGAAAATACAAAGATTATTTAGAAGATAAAAAGAGAGAAGCAGAAGAAGAAAAAAAGTTAACCCAATACACCGATAATGACGAGGTAAATGAGTTGCGTCAGTTGGTCGAGGACATGACTAAATGGATGAGTATAGGCAACAACAGGGCTAATATACCCAAGAAGGTTATTGAAGAGTTTAAGGGTACTATGAAGAGGGCTAATTATATCAAGGCTACTAACATGGCTCACAGACAAAAATGATTGGAGAATCTATGAAGTTTATTAGACCTAAAACTACTACTGTACTAGATGCTATACAATATACATCGGTAAATGGTGTAGCACGAAAGACACCACAGATAGTTTTATCCCTAAACAAACAGGACTTAGATTTAAAAATTGTTGATAGATATGTACTTCTCGATTTCTTTCGAGCGTTGAAGCCGGAAGAAGATGTTAAATATCTTGATATGATGTACACTATTTACCCTACTGATATAGAAATGATGGGCTTTTCATTCACCGAGTTTGTATCTCATTGGTTAGATACTTCTACGGTAAAAGAAATACCTGTGTATGTAAAGGATAATGTTATAGAGGCAATTGTATTGAATAGAAGTAAAAGTATATACATAGACCAAAATAGAATAGTAATAAAAAATATACTAGATGAACTCCACGCTTGCGACACAGGGTGGGAGAGCAATATCACTACCTTACATCTTAACATAGATAGATATGTATATGGTAAAGCACCTTGCTTACAGTTTGATTGTGGTAATATGCGGATAGAGGTACTTACACTACGCAACACTACATACATAGTAGGTAGGTATAAGGTAGGTAGTGGATGGGTTCAGCCGTTAAAATATCGGATAAAGCGTAAATGGACACACTTGATGTCTTTGGATGAATTATTCGATGTATTAACGCCTTATGTAAATACACTAAAAAATATGAACGAAAAAGAATTACCGACAAGAAATAAGTTCGGAGATAGAGCAGCGAAATTAAACTTTAGGGATAGAAATAAGTTGGAATACGAGGATTATTTTAATTCTTTTTAATATTTCGAGAGTCTACAAAATTAAAAAAACGCTTTACTGAAAGCCTATGAGTTAATTATTTAATTATTTCAATAGTGTTTTAGGTAGGTAGGTATCTAAAAATACCATTGAAGAAAATAAAAAAATAAAAACAATAGAGCAGTACCACGTTTTATTAGTTTTGTAAAAATATAATTAAGTGAAAGAATTATAACCGTAGTTGTAGAGAGATGATAATATGAAAAGAGAAGGACACAGATTTAGTAAGAGAGGTGCTAATAAACGAATACAAACTAAAGTTTATGAGTACCTACAAGAAGAAGGAGAAAAAACAGCGAGCGAAATAGCACATTGGTATAATGCAGTCTTAGAAAGCGATAATAAATATTATGCTAGAGGCAGAAATCAAGGTACTAATGCAAGACAGGTTAGTAATGTAATGGCTAAGTCATTATTGTTTGAGAAGGTAGGACAGACTATGTTTAATGGATTAGTAGCCGTATGGGATGCTAGACCCCTAGACGATGTAGTTGAAAGGGCTATTGCCTCAAAAAGACATATCAAAAAATACCCAATGTTTTTACAGAAAGCAATACAGGAGAGATTAGAATGAGTTATTTGAAACAGCGTGGAGACACGGATTTTTTGTGGATGAACCCACCCTATGATAAAAACGAACCCACTACTTTAGTAGTATATTATTCTAGTGAGCAAGGCTTTGCTTCTCTAATAGCAGGTTCTAGTTTAGTAGGTAATAGTGAACCCGTATGTAAAATATTCTCAAAACTACATCAAGTTGAGCCTATGAATAGTTTGCCATTACCAACCTACCCCGAATGGAGAATGTATTGTAAATATAATTCTGACGGTAGGCGTTATTTTATCCTTAAACTATCTCATGCTTATGTACCTTCACCGGAACATACAAAGGCGTGGTTGTATAACTATCCTGTTATGAGAGATATTATACTAGAAATGAGTACCTGCGGGGTTGATGAGTTAGTTTATTTAACATCAAATGTTATGCAAGATTTCTTGTTTGAAGAACAGCCACAGATACCACAAAAAGAATTGATAGTATATGATTACGTTGAACCCGAAGATGATGTCTTACAATTGACTAATGGGGAAGTTATAGACGATTTAGAAATGATTATGCCTTCGCCTTCGTGGATTATGTGTAGTCTCTTCAATAACTTTTGCGGTAAAAGTATTCGTGGTAATTGGTTGGTGGTTTGTGCCAATGATAATACTACATATATCAATAAAAAAGAGGCTGATAGATTGTTAGAGTATATGATGCAGGTTCATGGTTTGCCGTATGACACTCTTTATTATAGTGAAATGATGACGGCTCTAAGCCACGCAGAACACATGGGGGCTAATTTACAATGAATATTTTCGATAAAACTATTGAGTTTGCACAGAGAAATTACTTCGTAGGTGTTGAAGATAAAATACCTATCTTCCTATGTAGTATAGGTAGTCATATTTTTAATGCACTTAATAAGTGTAGTCGGTGCGACTTTGACCCCGATAGCCCTTTGGTAAATCAAGAAGATGGTGATTTCGTTATAGAAAATTGCCCTCTTAGACACGATAACATACCATTCTATACACCTATGTCTCAATTGCCCGACACACGTATTCACATACTAATGAGAGGTGCGAAAGGTAGTGGTAAGTCTGTTCTTATTCTTATGTTCCTAGCGGAAGGCACAGGTTTAGTGTATAACTCTAACTCTGATTTAGGGCAGGGTTTCAACACCATGATGGGTGCTAACTCTATCACAGAGGCAGGTATGTTTGGTAGTGTTGATGAAGAAGGAAATATAGCAGGTCGCCCAATCGCTAGAGAAATGTGTGGCGGCTTCTTAGGATTTGAAGAGTTTTCCTCTATGTCCGATGCGTCTAAAAAAGACCACAGTATGGATATGAAAAATCAATTACTTACATCACTAGACAATGGTAGAGTGCAGAAGGCTATGCGTAGCGGTTGGGTAAATTACACTACACGCTACACAGTTTGGGCGGGTACACAACCTGCTAGGTTTGAGTTAGATAGCGGTCTTGATAGGCGTTTCTTCATCATAGATATAGAGATGACACCCGAAAAGGAAAGGGAGTATAAACTAGCACAACACGCTCAAGCGAATATGCAAAAAGAAGATAGAATTGCGTTGGCTAATCTTAATATGGAGATAAAAGAATGGATAAGAAATAGAATGCACCAAGCAGTAGCCAATCCACCAACAGGAATATTGTTTGGTAATGATATTATGGAATGGATTGATAGACCGGATGTACGAAGTTTCGAGGCAGATTTATTCCGTAGGATGTGTATAGGTTATGCTATGATGCAACCTACTTATCGTGGTGGAGAGCCGTTGATAATTACTCTTGATGATACTTTAAGGGAAATACTAAATCAATCACTAACACAACGCAGAAGAGTTATGGATGCAGACTTAGAATTAATTCGTTCAGCGTTTTGGATGAAGGACATACCTAAGAGCCAATTACTAAAAGAGATTTCACGAATGATAACGATGGGAGATTACCAATCGGCTAAGCGTTGGTTAATTGAAAACCTTGAGGGGCAGACATGGTACAGCGAAGTCGAGCCTAGTGTTAAAAGAAGAGGCCGTAAGGGTGTTATTTGCCGCTTTGGTAAAGTAAGTGAAGAAAGTGAACCTGTAAAATGGGGTGGAAAAAATGTTTAAGGAAAGAACGGGATTGAGAGCAAGAGGAAGAAAAAATAGTAAGATGTTAGAATGTGCGGGTAGGTTCTTTTGTGAACAGCCGGATGATGAATGGTTTACAGCCAAACAAATATATTACCGCATGACTTTCAAAAATGGTAATCTCTATAAAAATCATAGATTTGCTAGAAGTTTTGGTACGTTTTGTTCTCACCTAAATAACCATGAGGGTTTCAAAAGAAAGAAAGATACAGCCGTTGGTAAACATCACCTGTATATTTTCGATAAAAATAACTACGAAAAGTATTTCCCGACAGACCCGCACCGAGCAAGAGGAGACGAAAGAGTGTATATCGGCAAAGGTACTAAGGTTTATAAGGATAAACAAGGAAGTGAGTAATATGAGAACCAAGACAGAGATACATCAAAGGCTTGCGACAGAAAATGATGCCTTCGCAATAGAGGTACTACGATGGGTTCTAGCGGGTGGTTGTGATATGTGCGAACACAAAGAAAGGAAAGAGTTAGAGAAACAAGTATTCAATGATGATACTTCTCCTAGTTATCTTGAGGCTAAATATAATTGGCCGGATGGTACAGTAATGCACCACATGGACACGCACATGGAATATAACCCTACTGAGGCTATGCACATGGAACAGGCCCGTTCTCAATCTATCAATACGTTAGACTCCGCAGAGGATATTGTTATTAGGATAAGAAATTATTTGGATGAGTTAGAGGCTAGAAAAGAAGCCGAAGGTGGTATCACATCAGAGTTTGTAGCCGATGCCTCTAGGCTTATCGCACAGGCTAATACTTCGCTAAAATTAGTGGGTCAATTGAAGAAAGAAATAGGTGTTGATAGCCAATTGCTACTAGCCAACAACCAATTAAATCATGTTAGTCGTATTCTTGTTGAGACGTTAGCAGACCAACCTAAACTACTTGATGATGTGGAAAAGAAATTGAACCTACTATCCACACCTATTGATGTTCCCTTTGAGGTGATTGAATGAGTAAAAAGTGGAGAAAAACTACTGATAAGTATTTTGCTACTAGACCTATTTTTAAGGAAGAAATACCTAACTTGATAAAGAGTATGATAGAAGATGGTCTTTTTGCTATGATAACTAGTGAGGGTATATTTTGGTTTCATGGTGGTTATCGCCTACAAAAAAAAGTAGTGCGTAGTATGTGGAACTTATCTACACATCAAATGAAAAGAGTAGAAGATTACATCTATGGGAATGACCCATTTGATTTATAAACATGGTTTTGAGAAAAATTGACTAAAAAAATTGAAAGGGGGTATCAGCATTATAATTTTTACTAATGACGAAACACCTTTCCGTAGCGACAATGAAATTATTATGTACGGTACAATAGATAGTATTCCTACCTTAAAAGAAACTACATACATACTACACACTAACAAGTTTTCATCTAACGATGTCATCACATGGTCTCCTTTAGTACAGAATAAGTTAGTTATAATTACGGAAAAATTACCTAAGTTATCCAAGAAGGCGAAGGAATTATGTGTAATAGATGACAACCTAAAGAAGAAAGATAACAACGAAACATTTATGTTAGTTAGAGGTATGCTCAATTGGGAAGATAGAAATAGGGTAAAAGCATTGTACCGAGAGCAACCTACCGCTTTGCTGTTATGGTTTCTAAAATCGAACATAGATGATATAAAAATGTGGAGAAGAGTAGCAAAGGTGCTTTACTTTTTACCGGAAAAGTATCTTAAAGCATCTTTGATATATGGTATTAAGCCATCTCGTAAAAGAGTGGTGTGGCCTAAAAAGAAAAAGACGGTAAAAGAAAAACCGGAATTGTTTCGTGAGACTGATAAGCATTGGGAGATACTTTTAGAAAACTCTATAACCGTAGCCAATGAAGTTAGAGACAATGGTGATGTACCGAAAGGTATGCGTAAAACCAAAGAGAGGCAACATACGTGGATATAATATGGTCGAATCTTTTATGTATATTTTCCTTTTTAGGGTTAGGTTTCTTTTGTTTATTTGTTGAAGAAATGATACAAAAGTTTTTTGAGGATAGAGTAATTCTTATTAAACAAGACGCTTGCGAAGCACCCCGTAGTCCGTGTGGGGAATACGAACAAAACTCCTTCGCAGACGGTATATTTTGGGCTGATGTGGGGAACGACTTATAATACCTATACGCTAACAGTTATACATGAGTGCAAATAACCGAAGAGTTAGGCGGCTCATAGTAGAGATATTATGGGAGTACGGTGCTATGACAAAAGAGGGCGTAGCACAGAAGTTATCTAGTGAGAAGAATGTACGTGCAGTACCTTCACCCCACAGTCTTTCAGCACTTCTTTCTAAGAATCCACAGATAGTAGCGATAGGTTCTGAACTTGTCGAGAATGCTGTCGGTATCAAGGCTAAACATTTAGTGTATGATATTGACCGTGAATTGATACAACATCGAGACGAAATAGTTTATACCCGTAGTCCTACCGTGATGACACCTAAGCAACGTGAAATAGCACAACAATGTACTTGTGGGAAGATACGTGTTTTTCCACCGGAAACGGACAAGTGCTTACATTGTATAAGAAAGGGTTAATACAACAGTTAGGATATGGTCTATATGGTAGGGATGATGCGAGACGACATTGACACCATCATAAGAGGAATGTTGCAGACAGAAAGCCATGTTGATTTTAGTAGAATACTAACACAAGAGAATATGTTTGACGCTTCTCTCATACGTTCCTTTTTATTCCAAGCCTTTGAAGAAGAAGAGTTTGAAGAAGAGATGTTTAATCTCTCGGATGATTTTATCAGAGGTGTTCTTTCCGGTTTAATGCTTGCTGTTATGGTTGAAAGAAGAAACGGAGAGCGTATGGGTACACGTAGTCATTCTGAAATAGTTGATTTATATGATAGTGGTTTGGCCTACATAGCGGAAAAGGCAATCAAATAGTTTATAACCGTAATCTAATGACGGTTAGATATGCTTTGGGCGAACAAATATAGACCTGCTACCTTTGAAGAGTGTGTTGGTGGTATCAAACATTGTGATTGGTTAATCAATGAAATGCAACACGTATTGCTATACAGTAGGGGTGCGGGAACAGGCAAGACTACTCTTGCTTATGTTCTAGCAAATCAGTTAGGTTATCAATTACATATATTCAATGCTTCCTCTAAGAAAACTAGAGGTATAGGGTTTGTCGAAGAAGAGTTAATTCCTTTGACACGTTCCGGTAATTACAAACAAATTATATTATTAGATGAGGCAGACCAATTGACACCCGAAGCACAGGGGGCTTTGAAAGGTGTGATAGAGAATGCACAGGGCTACTTTATTCTTACTTGTAATGACATAAGCAAGGTTAGCCAATGGATTCAATCACGATGTCTTAAGATGTCGATAGACCCTTTGAAAGAAGATGCTATGATGGGTAGGTTAGAATATATTTGTGGTGCAGAAAATGTAGGTATTACAGAGACGCAACTGCGTCAAATATGCAAAGCCAATTTAGGAGACATGAGAAATGCTATCAACGCATTACAAGCGTATGCTTCATTCGATGAACCTATTGGTGCATCACAATTTGTTAGAAGTTTAGGAGACCTAGACTTCGATAGTATTTCTTTCTTAAAACTATGTTTTAAGGATAATGATTTTAGTAGTAGTTATACTATGCTAAAGGATGAAGATACACGCTCGGTTGTTCGTGCTGTCTTTACAGATGCGGTTGACGGTGAGGCTTCAACCAAAAATAAACTTCGTGTGATTGATGCGGCTATTACCGCAGAACGTGATATAATAGATGGTGTTGATGAGTTTATTGTCAAGGCCAACTTTGTCCGAATGATGGTAGGAGAAAGTTTATAACCGTAATCAATCAACGGAAGAATAACAAAGGTGAAAAAAATGTCTGATGATATGCTGAATAATATTGCTAAAACGCTGAATGTCGCACCACAAATGGTGCAAGAGAGGGCTGATGCTGTCCTCGCTGAACAGGGTGCTGCGTGGAAAAACGCAGGTCGCTCTGATGAGGATTGTTTTATCCTTGCTCTTAGAGTAGCAGGAAGAAACATTACTACTGAAAATGCGAGAATGCGGAGAGCAGGTGCAGATACATACGAAGGTATGTTTATCTCTGTACCACGCCCTAAAGAATGGGGTAAAATACTCTACAATAAAATGAAGAACCAAATGATTAATGCTAGTAGTGATGTTCGCATGGCTCTAGTGAATAGTGGTGCAGTAGTGCTGTTTGAGAATAACCATGATGGCTCATACACAAGACTTGCGGCAGAAATGTTCGGCTTTGGTGCAGAAAGTGAAGTTTCTTCACTACCAAAACACACTATGCAATTAGATGCTAACACACATTTCTATGTAGTGTGGGATAAAAATAACGCAACCTTCCCTAGCGGTGATGCTAACTTCAAGTACGGTGCGGCTCGGCCTCAAGATGAGAGAGAAAGAACTTCATTGTTCTATGGCCGACCACAAGGTGCAACGGGTGAACCGCAGGTGTTTACTGTAAGCGGTAATGGACAGGCGGCTGACCGTCAATTCCCTACCTTCACACCACTTACTATTCCCCTAAAAACAGGTAAGAATAATAGATGTTATATGAACTTAGATGTTTCATTACCTACTATCAATGCAGATTTGGCTAGTATGTTTAGCGGTTCTCCTGTTGATATGCTACCTGCTATTATTGGTGATGAAAATATGTTGCCAAACTTAGGTGCTTTGGGTGCTTACTACGATAACTTCAACGGTAAAGATGGTTGGTGGGATAGAACCTGTGCAACTGTTGCAGAAGTTATACACATAGACCCAAGAGACAATGGTGGCTCTATCTTAGTTTGTGGTGATGTTGATATTACTTCAATGGCAGGTACGATAGATGTTTACTGTGATGATATACCTTCCTTCGGTGTTGGTACTAAATTACTACTACACGGTCAAGCATGGAGAAGTCGTGAAGGTGAAGATAGAATGAGTGTAAATGGTTGGTGGGCTTTCGATGAAGTTGCACAAATGGTTACACCGGACTTTGATGATGACAATTCCACCGAAGGGTGGGATGCTTGATTATTAACACATGGAAGGCCGTAGGGGAGTTTATACTTCTTGAAAGCCATGAGAGTATGAGTAGTAGTGGTCTTATCACAGAGACCATGTATACTGTTCACTCGATTGGTAGACAAGTACCAAGTGAATTAGCAGTAGGGGATAGTGTAGTCTTGACAGAAGAGGCTATACTCTCCTCTCTCCATCCCGAAAGAACTGATGGTATATTTGTTATACATTACAGTAAAATATGTGCTGTCTGTTCTTTTAATGATGACTTTGGTAGTTATGTAAATGGTGAAATGTACGACCAAGATATGCACGATGATTTATTTTAGGTGATAAAAATGGAAACAATATTAACAGGGGCAGAGGCACGTTCAAAATTGCTTGTAGGGGTAAACAAAGTAGCAAACTCTATCAAGGGTACTTTGGGTGCTAATGCAAGAACGGTAATCATACAAAACCCTATGGGTGCGCCCGTCATTCTTAATGATGGCGTTACCATAGCACGTGCTGTAACCGATACAGACCCGTATATTCAGATGGGGATAGATTTATTAAAGGAAGTAGCATCAGAGGCACAGGAAAAATCCGGTGATGGTACTACTAGCGCAACATTGATAGCACAGACATTGTGTAATGGCTCATTGTCTCTGATGGAAAAGGGTATTTCTCCCTTAAAAATACGTGATGAGTTTAAAGATTATTTAGAGGAGACCATTGAGTATCTTAGAGATGATGTTATAACGGATTTCGATTTGAAAGATGTGGCTACTATTGCCGCTAATAACGATGAAGAGTTAGGTGTTATGATTGCTGATGTAGTTAAGGAAGTAGGGTCAACAGGTGCTATAACAATAGAAACTTCACCAACAACCGAAACATACATTAAAGATTCATCCGGTGTCGAGGTGAATGCGGGTTATGCTCATAATCTTATGGCTAACTCCCCTAGAAACAAATGTCTCTTAGAAAATCCTTACGTGGTATGTACCACAGAAAAGATAGAAAACTTTAATACATTACTTCCTTCATTGGAAATTGCCGTCAAAGACGGCAGACCGATTATATTCTTTTGTGCTGATTATAACCCACAGATGGTGCAGAACCTTTTAGTAAATATTATACAGGGTAAAGTAAGTGCTTGTATAGTTAAACCTAGTGGTATGCACGAACAGAAGCAAGCGTGGCTAGAAGATATTGCAGCGTTGACAGGGGCTAAGTTAATTTCTGTTACCTTAAAAGAAAGTATTAATAATATAACACCGAATAGTATGGGTGATGCAGACCGTATAGAGGCTAGTGCTAGAAGTACAATTATAAGTAGAAAGAGTGTAGAAAATCTAACACACCTAGATACTTTAAGGGAAAATATAGAAGGTGCTGAACACGAATGGTTAGCAGAACAAATGAATAATCGTCTATCAAGACTTACTACGGGCATCTCAACAATTTATGTTGGGGGTGCTACCGAAGTCGAGCAGGTAGAAAGAAAAGAGAGAGTAGATGATGCAGTTAACGCTTGTCGTCATGCTCTTGAATCCGGTGTTGTCATCGGGGGTGGCGCAACATTATACCATGCTTCACTAGCGTTGAGTGAGGCGGGGTTTGACGGTGATGTTTTTGAGTTGTTTGTGAATGGTTTGCTAACACCTATCACTACTATTAGAGAGAATAGTGGAAACCCTATGCTCGGTGATGTATTTCATGTAGGTAAGGGTAGTTATGTTTGTGGTAAGACAGGACAGTATAGAGACGCTAAACATGATGGGGTCTATGACCCTGTTAACGTAGTAATCAACAGTTTGGAGAGTGCTGTGTCTGTTGCCGCATTGGTCTTAATGACTGATGCTGCTATCATAGCACCGAGGGAGTAAGAAGGTTTATAACCGTAATCAAATGAGGAATATATATGAGTTGGGGAGAGAAAGCACCGAACAAGACTGAAACTAAAACAAAGACTGTCGAGCCTAAGACTAGGTTTGATGAAGCGTATTACAGGAGTTTATTTGAGAATAACACAATGAAAACTGTAACACATAGAGCCGCATTTATAGGCCATGAGAACACGGCTAAAACAGGATTGGCTCTATCATTACTAGATACAGAAATCAAAGAAGGTAAGAAGGTATATATTTTTGATGTGGATAACTCGGCTAAATCAACGGTTGATTACGTCTATCCTAATCAAGATAATATTATCGTTCTACCGTTGCACGATGAAACAGATGACTCTATCTTTGATGATGATAACAATGTCGATTACAAAGCGTTGTTGGATAAAACGTCATACTACGTGAACATTCTTGCTAACATAGTTAAAGAAGCACCCGACAGTATTGGTGGTATTATCTTTGACGGTGGTTCAACATTCCTAAAATGGTGTGAACACGCTATGCGAGCCTCACTATTGGATAGAGGTATTATTGAGACAGAAGATGGTACATTCAATCAGAAGGAATGGAGAGAGCGTAACCGTCTATACAGAAATATTCTATCAAGACTTCACAGTCTTAATGTGGCTAAGGTATATTTCACCTTCCACTTGAAGGCGGTCTCGCAGTATATGGATGACGGAACAGGTAAAAAGGTTCTGATGACCGTTGGCTTTAGACCGGAATGGGAGAAAGGTACTATGAGAAAGTTTTCTCAACAGGTATTCCTAAGCAGATACATGAAGAAAGCAGACCCCGCAGCAGGTGTTGAAGGAGATAGAAGCCTTGCTGATAACGAATGGGTTGTACGTGCTACTATTGAAGAGATGAAAGGTAGTAACATAGAAAAGGTAGGTACTACACACGATATACTAAGAATAAAAGATGGTAAAGTCGAATGGTACGGGCTACCCTTTATGACGGAGTGATTGTATGGAGTACCCTGTAATAGTCGAATGCAATTCTTTGGTGTGGTTGTTGCAGTTAGCACAACGAAAACAAACAATTGACGGTAAAAGTATTCCTCAAATACATTCCGCTTCTTTGATGGTCGAGAATAATAGGTTGTACTGTCGGTCTTTAGTAAAGGATGGCGTTACTTCTCTGATAAATATATCTATACCTTGTCATGGTGATGGTAATGGTTTGGCTTTCCCGATTACTGATATTGATAATGTGTTAGGTGTACTCAAATATCATGGCGGTGCTATTAATATGATTAACAAAGGCGATAAGATTATGTTTAAGAGTGGTAGCAAACAAACTACTATTGGCGGTAATACAAGTGCTAGAGCATTTCCACATACACCGGAAACAATTAGTCAATGGTACACTAAGTCTAACGATATAGTTAAAAAGATAGACGCAGAAAACAAAACCTACACTAAGAATGACGGTTCTGTTATAGAACCTTTGGTCTTGTTGGAAGGTCTTGACAGCACTACTATGTATGAAGCGTTTAGATGTGATTCTATGAACGGACAAAAGTTTAATCAATATAGTGTTTCTTATGAAGAAGGTAAGTTATCAATAGGTGTAGGTAAAGAACTTAAGGGTAAAACTACTACGGTGATAGATGTTGACGCTTGTGAAGCAGACCCAATAACAGCCACTTACAACGGTGGTTTAGAATACATATTCCGCAATCTTAATAGTGATGTTAGTATCGCTATATGGGATTTTACAGAGGTCAACATGGGCTATCCTATGTTGATTACGCTAGGTGATGGCGATTTTATATTCCAAATGAGTAACATTGGAGAGTGATATTATGGTAAATATAACATTGAAAGATATAGAACTAGGAGAAAACAGTAAGGTGATTGAGATTGATGGAGAAGAATACAACGTAAGTGTTGGCTTTTATCCTTCATCTAATAAAGGGCTTCATAGAGAAGAAGCATGGTTGCGTACCGAGTACGTTGACAACGGTAAGACTATGGCAGAGATAGGTGCTATGTGCGGTGTAACTGCTATGGCTGTTAACGCATGGCTAAACAAACACGGTATTACCACTAGACCTAGAGGACAAAGGAAATCTTTATAAGCGTAATCACAGGAGATTATAATATGAGCCAAGAGTGTTTAATTTGTGGTGCGTATAATGATAGAAACTGTGGATGTTGGAGAGATAGATTATGGTAAGACCACGTAAGTTTCCTTTTACCGCTTGTGAAAAGTGTGGTGCTAATTTCTCTTGGATTTTTTATGACAACGTAGAAGGCGAAGGTGATATTTATGAGTGTGAAAATTGTAACCACATGATAATAGATAGGGTAGTCGCATGATTGTCGAAAGAGGAAGAGGTCGAGATATAATTATCAGAGGTCGAGACAAAAACAATGCTAGGTACGAAAAAACTATCACAGGATATTGGCCTTATGCCTTTGTATCTGATGTGGATGCCGAACATATAGATGAAGCGGTTCGTAAAGAAAGTGGCTACACAGGTCTTTATGGTGAAAGTCTGACTAAAATAGTTTGTGCTACACCTTTTGACGTTAAACAATTATCTTATTACGGTACTACATGGGAAGCAAACATTCCCTATGTTAATAGAGTTTTGTCTGATTATATCAATGACGGCAACGACCCCATAGAAAACTACAACCACAGGACATGGTACATGGATTGTGAGTGGTCTCCTACAACAAATAAAATGAGGGTAATGGTAGTTTACGATAGTTTTACCGAAAAGGAATACGTTTGGTTTGTAGAACCAACGCTTGCGGGGCAGGGTCTTAAAGACGGGCAGGGTAAGGCTTACAAAGAATATGGTGAGTACAAATACGAAACACCTGCTATGGGTTTTGCTACTGAAAGAGATATGCTTATTCACTTTTTGCGGCATATGAAAAGACAAGACCCCGATATTATAGCGGGTTGGTATGTTGTAGGTGCTGACATAAAACAGATAATGGAAAGATGTAGGGCTTGTGGTCTGTCGGAGTTGACTCTTTCTCCTATGAGAAAGGTTAGATATGAGTTTAAGGATTGGGCGCAACCAATAGTCGGTAGGAATTGTATAGACTTGATGCTTGCTGTTTCTAAACTATGGGAGTTGAAGAATGGAAAATTGCCTTCCTACAAACTAGACGATGTGGCTTACGAGATATTAGGTGAACAGAAAATCCAATTAGAGAAAGGTCATAACGAATCATGGTGGGAAGATAAGGCTTTGTATTTACACTACGCTAGACAAGATGTTAGACTATTGCCTAAACTAGATGAGGCAGTAAATGCGTTAGATTATTATACTTCGCTACAACACATCGTACAATGTGATTTGAGGTCAACACCCTTTATCACAAAGATGTTCAGTCAATTGGTTTTGACTGACTCTGATTTCGACAGAAGGATTCCTACACAACCACAGTTTGCTAAGGTTGATTATGAAGGCGCTGATATATTAGATGTTGAGGCAGGTGTTTATGATAACGTAGGTATCTTAGATATAAAGGCTATGTATCACAGTAATGCTGCTAAGTATAATATCAGTTGGGATAGTTTAGACTCCGAAGGAGTAGACTGCGGGAACGGCACTAAGTTTTCACAGGATAAAAAAGGATTACTTGTAAGACAAATGGATAAGATGACAGACTTAAGAAATATTTTTAAGATGAAAATGCTTGTCTCGGATGGTGATAAGAAAAGAAAGTGGGATTGTATGCAGTTTGCCGCTAAGACTTTAGTTGCTTCTATGTATGGTGTTTGTGGAGATGCTAAGTACGGTATGTATCATCCCGACATAGCGGCTGCTATCACACACACTTCAAGAGCCTCTTTGGGTGAACTTATGGTAGAAGCACAGAGAGTAGGTTTCAATGTTATCTACGGCCACACGGACTCTGTATTCTGTCAAATACCTACGCCCGAAAAAGGTTTAGAATTGTTGCCTTTAATCAACGAAAGAATAGCGCCAATGGAAGCCGAGTTTGAAAAGTGGTGTCCTAGACTTATCATGGTAGCCAAGAATAGATATACGGGTAAAGTAACTTGGACAGATGGTGAGTATCATACACCAAACATTTACGTTAAAGGTATTGAGATGAAGCAAAGTAGGATGCCTAAAGTAATGAAGGATGCTATGCTCGATACTATTACGGGTATACTAAATCGTGAAAGTGAGGATGCTACCACACAGCGTATATCAGAATTAATTACGTCTGTAATGGGGGGTAAAACACCTGCGAAAGATTTGTGTATGAAAGGAAAGATAGAAAGGGATTTGTCGCAATACAAAGTCCTGTCCGGTTCATCAGCAGGTGCGGCTTGGGCTAATGAGTTTCTAGGTAAAGGATATAGAGCAGGGTCTTTCTTCTTAGTAACACTAGATGATGACGGTAAGTATATCGCATTTGACGACCCCTCTGAAATTGAAGGTATCAAAAGTATAGGGGTAAAAGTATTAGTTGATAGATTTATTATCAAGAAGATAACACCTTACTTTGAGTTGGCGGGTTGGAATACGCAACCGTTACAAAACGCAAAGAATGGTTTAGCCCATGTTGAGTGGGTATAGTAATCTTTATAACCGTAATTAGATGAGGGGTATATATGTCGAAGAAAGTTAGTCAAGAAGAATTGAATGAAGTAATAGGCAATTTCTCTAGGGAAGTTGCACACGTATTACAAGTATTAGGTGCTGATGTGATAAAGATGCAGACTATGTTATACAACCATTTAGACGAAGAAGGTAAGATAGAGAGAATTGTCTGTACGAATTGTGGAGAAGAATTGTTGAGACCTAATATTCGTGGTGTCGAAAAGAGTGATGACTGCCCTGCTTGTGGTGAGAACATTTTTGGAAACTCACAGAGTACGTTTGAAAATTGGGATGCAGGAATAACACAAGAAGAAGAGTGAAATTATGAATGCGTCATCTTATAATCCTATGGATGAAGGTTCACTAAGAATTAGTAAGTCCTCATTTATGACATACAAAATGTGTCCTCGACAATTTTATTGGAGATACATAGCAGATATACCTACCCCACCTGCTACTGAGCAGATGATTAGGGGTACTAAAATACATAATGTTATGGAGAGAGGTTTATTAGACGGTGCTGATGTACTGATGGAAGCCGCAGAACATGAGGGTGTCGCAGATGACGAAGGTGTTGATTCATTAAACCTTCTATTGCATCAGATAGCGCATGACATGGGTGGTTTTGAAGTAGTTGAAGCAGAGGTTAAACACGAAGTCTATGAAGAGATAGACGGACATCCTGTTGTGTGGGTGGGTCTTATAGACGGTGTGTTGAAGCATCCCGAAACAGGAAAATTGGTATTAGTAGAATTAAAGACAGGCAATATGTCTATGTCTAAACTAGGTAGGACTAGAAAGGAATTGGTGTATTATACTAGGATGCTAAGGAAGTTAGATTATGAAGATGTATCACACTTCTTATACATTAGCCCCGACTATGAATACGATGAAGATGATAAATTATTGTTAGAGGGTGATAAGAGAGGAAAAACAATGTGGGTAGGCGCAGAGCGTGGGTTCGCATTATTAGAACCGTTTTTAGAGCGTTCCTATAATGCCTTTGAGGAATCATTATATGACACTATTGACTCACTTACTTCCCACCAATGGCCTATGAAATGGAATGATTATTTCTGCCCTATGTGGTGTGATTTCTCACTTAATTGTGAGGCAGAATTGAACGGTATTACGGAGTGGGGCTTGTGATTGGTATGGAATGTATTGCGTGTGGTTCAGATGACCTGTGGGAAGGTTCAGAAGTTATTTGGAGAGTGAACGGTCAGACAGGTAATGCCCCCGAACAGATTACTATTTGGGCTTGTGAGTGCGGAAGTCAACAAACGGAGTGAAAAAATGCCGTTGGATTTTCCTAGAGAGATTGGCTTGCGCCGTACTCTTTGTATGAGTAGAGATGACTTTGATACTTATATCGAAAAAGTAAATGGTAAGGCTTCCTGTTATACTTCCCTGTATTCGTTTGAGAGAAAAGATGAAAGAAGGTCTTGGAAGATGGATGTTGAGTCAGTAGTCATGGACAGAGCATGGTGGGATTTTGATATGTTAGACGGTGGAAACCTAGAGGATGTCAAGAAAGATGTCGCTACATTAATCGCTAGATTAAATGGTGATGTTAGAACTGTATTCACAGGGAGAGGATTTCACGTTCACCAATTCTTCGACACGCCTGTAAAGGGTACTATGATTTCTAAACATTTAGATAGATACCAAAGGTTGATGGCTCAAGGGTTGATAACATTAGACGGTGTAGGCTTCCCACAAAAACTTACACGTATACCCGACACCTACAACCCCACTAGAGGTAAATGGTCTGTAAATATAGATACGGAAGCATTCATAAAAAGTCCTCTAAAATATAACATACCTAATAGACCGCAAGAGGCTCTATTACATTTAGACCCCTTTAGAGGTGAAAGACCTAATGATGGTTTCAATATCAGAAAATGGATTGCTGATAACCCTAGAAAAGAAGTGCCTATACCTGTTACACAGTTTGATGGTAAGATTGGAAACGCAGGTCTAATACCTATACCACCGTGTTTAGAAAAGGCTATGAACCATGAAAACCCTAAACATACACATAGGATAGCATTAGTGCAACACTTAGCGGAAAACCTAAGATGGTTTGCACATCCCTCGACTTTGACACAAGAGCAAAGAAGAGACACAATAGATACAATAGTTAATTTTATCTCTAAACTAAATTGGAGAGACTTTAACGAACATACATCAAGATTCCACGTTGGTAGTGTAATAGACTACGAACACGTTCCCACTAAGTGCTGTACGGATGCAGGGGCTTGTTGGGCGCATGATGGAGTAAAGAGGTAATAATATGATGACAATGGAACTTATAACAATAGCACAAGCAAAAGTATGTAATATGTGTGGTAGTGAATGGACTACACAGACGACACTAGAAAAGTATTGCGGTAAATGTAACTCCCA